ATTTTGCTTCTGCCCACCACAACGAGCTTCTACAAACATAGGGCCGTAAAATGACTGAGTACCAACTTTAAGCCATAAGTCTATACGAACGGTAGACGAGTTGGCGGCTTGATTGACACCAATCTCATACGCGTTCATTCTAAGGGAGTAACCATTATTTACCCCCGAAGTCCAAGTTGCCATGTAATTCTACCCTTCTATATATTTTGTAATATTCCGTGTAGGATCAGATGGATCCTGGAATGTAATAAAGCGACCGATTTGTAAACTTAAGGTGAAAGCACCCGAGTCTATGTTAAGTCGTCCTTGAGCAATTGAGGCAATTTCTTTACCGGCAGACATAAATGAAATACGGTTAGGTGTAAATACCAACCGCTCACTATTATCCTGCTTACCGATAGAGAGACCTTCTTCACTCTCGACTACTTGAGTTGTGATGAATTCACGAATATATGCATACTCACCAAACTGCTTGGATACCTCAGACCTTAAACGAGCAGACATTACACGCAAAGACTCCTCAGCCGCTTTTCGGCCAGCCTCATCTGTATCACGAATACGCTTAATTAAGTCCGCCCAGTCTGTAGATACCTTTCTCATGATATCATCGTTCAAAGCCTTTAACGCTTCGTCCTGAGCTTCTTTAAGAAGACGTTGTTGTTCTAATACAGAGTCTGAGTTGGCTTTACGTCCTAGTTCGATAGTAGTCTCAACCGGGCTTGGTTCGTATGGTGTAGCATGTTCGCCTTCTTCAAGCTTAAAGCCACACACCTGAACCTCAAATAACTCAGTGTTGGTTGCAAGTACTGTAAAGTAAATACGAGCAGCCTTAGGGTCATTGTCACCCATCTTAGTTGGGTCAAATTCAAAGGTCTTAGATAACTGCATCCATTCGTTGGATACAATATAATCTGTTAAGAAATCCCCTAATATAGACCAGTCCTTAAGCATTGGGTAAATATACATCTTAGCAGTTGACGCGCCGCTAATCTTCCTCGCATAGCAAGAAATGGTGTATTTGGTTCCTGACTTAAGCTCTACGCCTTTGTAGTCACCGCCATACCAGCATACACCAATATTCTTACCCGAGGAACCGGCTTTGTTTTTAAACCTGACACCAGTAGAAACAGAAGCAACTGGCGGGTCTTGGATTTGAGTATATCCGAATTCAAATAACGCATGGTTTTCTGAATGCGAATAATATCGGTCTTGATTTGCATAATTCTTAGATACAGACATAGCGTTTGTGTCTAAGAGTATATTCTCACCGACTTGGCCATCACGCCCTGGTTTCCCATCTTCTACGTCGGTGATCGTGATCTGACCACTAGATACAACAACCATTTGTTTCCTTTCTATTTTGTCTCAATGGCTACAGAAAATGTAGCACGGTTTAAAACATCAGCATTGGTTAGATTAAAACCTTTCATTCTAGCCTGAGGTTTCTTAGCCCATTCTTCATCGGCTACACCGTTAGCTAAAATCTTAGTCCACTTGTAAGTGAAGCCTTCTCCCTCAGTATCAATCTCCTCGTCATTACGATATAACTTAGCCGTAATACGAGTGTCAATAATGCCGTTCTTAAAGGTGTCACCATTGCTAGAATGGACGACAGTTAGGATTGGAGAAATGCCGTCACTTACAGTTGAGAATGTGATATCCTGGAACTCAACTACTTCGCCCCGAACCAGTGCTTGAACTGTAATAAGCGCACGACCACTAGTCCCAATGTTAGCCTTAGATACAGTGAATTTATCTCCTCTACCAGCTACTTGGTTGTCTATGTAGTACACATATTCAGCCTCAGTAAACTCGCTAGAGCCCTTATATAAGGTGGGGATAACGTCACATGTGTCAGAGACTTCACGGAACATGGTAGGGCCTGTCACTTTTACATTCATTTTGAAAGGTTGGGCATCGGCCACCATCTGAGCCATCGCCTTGCTAAGAATAGAGTTGTTCGTAGGTCTAGTAGCGACAACATTGGATAGTGTAATTTTAGTTTTGGTCTGGTCTGTTGAGCATCGCACCATCTCAGTGACACGGGCTCTAATCAGAAGACCTCCAGCGAAGTGTTCATCAGTTAAGAAGATAATATCGCCAATACGGATATCATTACGTTGTAGAACTACAGCTGAGTTTAGCTCAATCTCCCATGTTGTAACAGGATACATGTAGGTCTTCAACATCTTAACCGCATAAGCCCAGGCCTGTTTGTAGTCAGTGAATTCGGTCTTTACGTCACGTACAATCCAGTTATCACAGTTCTCACGTTTGTTAAGTGAGGGGTATAACTTAGCTGAGAGTGGGGCGTAAATGGTTGTAGCATTACGAGTACAGTAAATCTCGTTATGTACACCATCAGCCGCCTTAATCTCTCTAGCCTTGGGTTGTTTGATATAGTTACCGTCTTTGTCTCGAATACGGATAGCAGAGAAGAGGTTGGTTTTGTCCTCTTTCTTCACTACCGATATAATATCCCGACCCATCTCAAGGCGGATATCAGTACGAACTCGGCCTAGACCATCTTCACGGTCATCGGCAAGAGCACGGGATTTGTAGACATTAAGCTCATACTTGTCGATTTGTCCTCCCTGACTAAGATAGGTACGAATATCCATCTCACAGTCAAAGGCTTCAACAAGCTTGATAATACGGGCCAGACAAGTGTCGTCATCTGACTCAAACTTAAGAGTTAGCTTGGTGTCACGAACATCACAACGTCCAAGGTCAATCTTAGTGAATCTAAATAGACCCATAATATCAGCATACTCTAAAAATGTATGAGCTTCTTTTGCTTCGTATGCTCGAACCTTCTCGTTGAGTAGTTCAAGGTTTGCTGAGTTACATTCGAATTCAATTGTGGTATTGGTCTCTTTACGGTTTATAACACTGAAGACATAATCTCGGCCATCGTCTTGGAATGAGATATAGCAATCAGAGGTCATTTGCTCAACTCTAGGGTTAAGTTTACCGTTCAGATACTTATCAACCTTAAAGTTAAAGGTTGAGGAACCCTTACCGCAGTATTCATGGAACTCTTCGTCGTAATACTTAAGAGAACCAGGTACATCATTATTTATATGATCGATGACGTTCATAGCATTGTCATGAACAGTCAACTGCCATGCAGGTTTTGCAATCATTTTGAAGTTTTGGCCCTCCTTTCTTATAACCAGGCTTCATCCCATTCTATAGTAACATCAGGTGCTTGTTCACAGAAGTCAGATGAATGAATTTCTAGTTTAGACTCACCTGGAGGGATTGAGAAGTAGCGCGAACCGTTGATAAGGTCACCAGCGGCAGATACACCAACCTTAGATGATGATGGGTTAGCCACAAACGACACCTTACCTTGTTCCATGTCTACTACAACCTCACTACCCTTAGCATATTTGTTAGGGACTAGGTCATAGCGTTCGGCATTATTCTTAACGAAGCGAATGGATTGGATACATAAAGTATCGAGCGAGCCTACACCATCTCTTTCGCCTTTATAACGCCCAGCCATAACCCAAATCTTAGTACAAGTTAGATATTCTTTAGACGGATCGTTGAGCGTCTTAGGGATACCATTATAAGAGAAAGTCAACTTAGGGCCTTCTTTGATAATATATGCATCACCAGTACGACTGTTAAAGGCTACGTTTGGTCGAGGTTGTCCAGGCTCGTTGTTGTTTGCGCCGAAGCTATTCATCTCACGTTGGTAGGTAGCACCTGAGTGGATATCACCTAGTGAGAACGACTGCCACGTGATTTCTCCTGAGGTATCTGGCTTCTCAATAGTATAAGCACAAATAACACGGTTGTCATCGGTCATAAACATAAGCGATAGCGCTCCTGATTGACCAAAGGCAGACTCCCAGACTTTCATGTTGAAATCACAACGCCAGTCTTTAGCGCCTTTTACGCCAGTCTTGTCGTTAGGGAGGACGTATTCATAAATACCACAGCCCCAGTCACGACCGACACCCTTACTACCTTGGCCATTCCAATGTAGACCAGGAGCAGGATATGATTGTCCGCCAAGGCCTTTCTCACGCCAACCTAATTTCAATCCACCAATTTCAGCATGACTAGCAAAAGGTAGAGGTGAAATGTTCTGGTAGCGGTTTGAGACTTCTGTAAACTTGGCCCATTCAGCCTTATCTTCGGGTTTTATGTCTATTAAAGTGTGGGATTGGTTAAACTGACCTGAGGCAACCCGAGTACCTGCAACATCAGCTAGGCTTGTGCCAATTTCCATCATACCATTCTGGTTTACAAGCCCAATCCAACCGTTATCTGAATTGTTATGAACCCTAATCTTAGGGTACGCCGGAGCAGACCCTGTATTGTTTAGAGTTATTTTGACAGTTTTCCCTTCTTTAGTGAGAGTTCCAATATCGGCGCTTCTTGTTGACTCGTTGAGTACCTTGGTAACTTCTGAATGGAGTAACCCATCTGGTACATCAAACGCAATTGAGACAGTAACCTTACTAGACTTGATATCTTCTGAGAATTTAGTAACCCCAGTAGCTACCGCCATGTAATACTTACCATCTTGGTCATCAAACTGCAATTTCTTAGGCCCATTAGGACAGTCTAGCGCTCTAGCCAGCTTAGTTCTAAGGGCTAAGAAATCAACAGGCCCGCCATGTAGAACAGCCTCTACGTTGATAGGATATGTTACTCTATGGGCTGAGACCCAAGTCTTACCAAAACGACCGACGCCGGCAGAATACGAGTGTTCTAAACCGGCACCAGCGTTACGTTCAACTTTAGTTACAGCATCAAAGAGTTTACCGATATCAACAGCTTCGGCTCCCTCACCAAAGATTATGGAGAAATAGTTCTCATCTCTCATATCGTTGGTAATACTCCATCTAACATGTTTAGTCGATCGTTATAGGAACGTTGTGCATCAGCCATACCTGGAGCAAGAGCCCGATTAACGAGGTCTTTATCCATAAATACAGGACTGACACGGTCTTGAGCAAGAAGCTCATTACCAACAGCTCCAACTTCTGCAAGAGTCTCAAGCTTACGATCAAGAGCATTAAGACCTTTAACTACTTCATCAATAGAATATCTATTGCTTGCTTGCGCCCTTGTAGCAGGGTTAAGCGAAGAGTAATTTACTCCGCCTGAGAGGTTAAGTGAACCAATACCGTTCCAGTTATATCCATCGAGATTTGTTGTATCGAGGACAGGGGTAATGGTTGGGTTCATATCCATATTCTCATCCAGATATCCGGTCATAGTCTCCATAGAAGACTGAACGAATTCGTTGACCTTATCCATATTTGAGGAAATAGCTTCCATAGATTTGGTAGAACCTAAACCTCCAGCAAATTCCTTAACAATCGCAAGACCTGAACGGAATACACCACGCCATCCGTCACCAGAGAAGACCCCTTCTTTGGCTGGAGATTGTGGTTGGTGATGTTTAACCTTGGAGTTGACTTTAGCCATAGCCTCATCTACTGCCTTAAGGGCCGCTTGAGAAGCAAGACCTCCAGCAAAGGCCTTAGTAATAGCCTCACCAGAGTTAGCTGCAGTACCGGTACCTTTAAGACCGCTTTGTGCAGACTTATTGACTTCTCCTGCCGCCTTAGATGCTTTACCTTTATTCTCATCGGATTTAAGGTTGTTGGCATAAGACGTAACTGATTTATCAGCAGAGTCTTTACCATCAAACTTCATAGCCTTCTGAGCAGTATCAGCAACCGTCTTAGCTGAACTTTCGGCGGTAGTTTTACCATTACCGATTGTATTACTATAGTTAGTCATACCAGTACCAGCAAGGTTAATACCAGGAGCAAAGTTACCCAAGGTTGTGTTGAGGTTTTGTTGGGTTGTAGTGGCTTTAGCGTTTACATCACCGGACATCTTATCCATAGACGCTCCGACTTTAGTATTGGCGTCATCAACAGCCGCTGCTGCTTTATCGCCCATACCCGCAACAGGTTTCATGTATTCATCCATGTTCTCTTGAGAGATACCGGCAAAGTCACCAGAGGCTAGCTTATCAATCATCTCTTGATTAATCTCACCAGTCTTAACTCCAGCCAAAGCTTTAGTTACATCTAGTTGTCCGCCCATATGCTCGTTGAGCTTGGTGAATGCTGAGCTAATAAGACCCGTATCGAATCCTTGACCGTCACCAGAAAGACCTTCTTCAACGGCCTTCTTAACTTCGCCACCGCTTTCCTTAGCCTTCTCTTTAGCTGTAAGTACGCCGTTAGCATAATCAAATCCTGCAGCTTCTGCAATATATTTGATTTGGTTCTCAGACATACCCAGTTCTGCCATCTTGGATAATAGTTTACCTGCTTCTTGTGCAGAAATTGAACCATTTTGAAGTCCTTTGATGAATTCTTGAGGACCTTGAATACCGAGCTGAGAACAGTAGATACGGAAGGTGTCTAGACCGTCTTTACCTGATGCAGCAAAGCGACGAGCTGCTTCCGCTTCTTCTGGCCCAAGCGCATCCATAGTTTCAATGGCTTTCTTGATACCGTCTTCGGTTGCGATGGACGGGTAGTCTTTGAGGTCGTCCAGAGACTTACGCATTGCATCTGACATACCCTTAAAGGCATTATCGACATCAGGTATCATCTCTTTAAACTTATCGCCGATAAGTGGAAGATGACTCATAGACTCAAGCATAATCTTGGTCATGATACGCATACCTTCTAAGATAACCTCAGTCAAGGCCTCCATCATCTCTAGGCCAGCCATAACAAGAACATTCTTATTATTTCTAATCCATTGTGCAACTTGTAAGAGGCCTTGCAGGAATGCATCACAGAATTTAGTAAACCAACCAGGCATAGCTTCGGTTAATTTAATAACAGCTTCACCTGCGATTGTTACAAGGGTTTCTGCAATCTTACCGGCCATGGTTAGGATGCCTTCAATGAAACCGCCCATTAGACGGACACCCACTTGGATAATACGGACGATATTTCCTTCAACACCTTCAATAAATCCAACTACGATACCAGTTACGACACCGGCAGCAACACGACCCATATCATCAGCACCCTTGGCCGCTTCTTTGAAGAAGTTCGCAACGTTCTGGCCACCTTCGGCACCTAGCTTAGATGTAGTAGTGATCATATCGTTCATGGCTTGAATGAAGCCAGTAGCCGCATTTAGGAACCCGGCTAATGCATCGGCCGCGACTTTAACCCCTAGACCAAGAAGTAAGAAACTTCCGGCCAAGACAGCAACACCAGCCATACCCATTGTGGAGTTACCTAGTATGAGACCGAGAGCAAAAAGCCCACCGACAATGACCGCCAATACTTTAACTTTCTCCCAAATATCATCAACTGGGATCTGAGTTAACATTTGCATACCAAGAGCCGCTACAACTACAGATGCTGCGGCTACACCAATGGCGATAAGACCTTGGGTCTTAATCTTTTCGGCAAGTTTAGCAAGACCAACAAAGCCGAGTATAACTGCTCCTAAAGCAACGACCGCCGTTACCACATGTCCAAGGTCGGTATTCATCTGACTTAGGATAAATAGACCGGATGCCGCAACCACAACCTCAGCTGCGATTACACCTAGACGTCTAATACCACGAGAGGTTCCGTCTCCGGCAACTGCGCCATCACCAAGCTTCATAGCAAGCAATGAGAATAGACCGACAACAATCGTGATACCACCCAAAGCATTCATGAACGTATCGGGGTTAGGCATCTTACCTAATTCTCCTGCAAGTTCTGACATCATTTTGAACAAAAGTATCATACCGCCGAACATTACGAGAGCATTCTTAGCAAACGACTGCTTGGAGTTATCCAATTGTCCAAATGCAAATGTCATTGCCGCCATAACGCCGAGCATGGCCAGTACAGCAGCACCGCCCTTAAGTAAGACATCAGTTTTCATCTCACCGAGGGTCTGTATAGTAGCAGACATCTTCTTAATAGCAGACGCCATAGCACTAAAGGCAAAGACTGAAGCAAATTTAGTCCCTTGCATCTTAGATGTTGCTAATACAACAGCCGTGATACCAAGAACGATAGCAGCCATACCAGAAATGCCCTTGAGCAGTGTCGGGATGTCCATGGATCCAAGCGCTGCGATAGACGGAACAATGTTTCTAATTGCATAAGCAATACCTACAAAGGTTAAGAATGTTACAGCAATCTTCTGAGTACCACGAACCGTATTACCTTGTAGTTTATTCATGATAGCCATCGATGTAAATATCGCCCCTAATAGGAGACTTACGCCAATGATGCCCTGCAGACCCTTCTTCCAGTCCATATTACCTAATAGAGCAACGGAGGCTGTAAGTAAGAGGATGGATCCAGCAATACCTAGCATACCAAGCATGGCTTGTTGCATATTACGTACTCTAGCAGGGTTAAATTTCTTGGTCGTCCTGGATAGTGTTAGGTAAAATACCTCAAATACCACTAGAACTCCAGCTAAACCACCGAGACCGACTAAGAGCTTATCGGCAGGAATGGTTGAGAGAAGCCATAGCGACGCTACCAATACACCAATGGCAATGGCCATAGCCTTGATGTTTTGAAGACGAGCCTTTGCCCTAAAGAATGAACCAATCCAACCAAACATAGCGGTAAGTGAACCAACTACAGTCTTAGGGCCATGAGTTAGACCTTTGAAGAAATCGCCAAACATGTCTTTCATGGTAAGGACACGCTTACGAGTATTCCAAAGAACTGTGATAGCTGCTGCTAGTGTCAAGATACGACCGATAGACTCGGAGTTCTCTTTGGTAAATGGTTTAAGTGCTTCGCTGAACATATTCGCCATAAGCTTAGCCATATCACCAATTGTAGAAAAGATACCTTGGGTCTTATTGTGAATATGGTCTACATCATCACTAAGTTCGTTAATACCAGACTTAGCTTTCTTCATGTCGCTTTGACCGAAGTCAAGAGGTGATTTATCATCAGCATGCGCTGTCGTTACACCGAATAGCTTAGTAAACGCATCCCAAACATCTTTAACAGACTCGATAACCTTACTAAAGGTCTTACCAATACCATCGCCGATTTGTTTAACAGAGTCTCCGAAGTTCTTAAATGAGAAATCAACACCTTTGAAGTTAGATGAGAAATCGCTAGCGAACTTCTTAACATTGTTCCAAATATCAATCAGGAACTTCTGAACATCTTCTGGTAGGGAACCGAAGAACTGCTTAAACCATGGGCCAAATGTAGACTTAAACCAATCGATAATTCCAGAGAATGTGTTCTTAAAACCATCAAAGATTTTAGTCATAGTTGGGCCGTGGACAGTCTCACCTAGACCCTTCCAGAAAGAACTAAACCAACCGCCAAAGGTCTTAAGCGTTGTCTTATAGTTAGTGAAATCAACTTTAGACTTGCCTAATTCAGTCTTGATGTTATTGGTCATCTCGCCAATAAGATTCTTACCATTAGTAAATCCTTCAATAGCAAGTTTAACAACACCGAGTTCACTAGCCCATTTACGGAAACCGTCGATAGACTTAACGATACCTGGAATAAATCCATCGGCAAAGTTGGCACTCAGAGTTTGTTGGATTTGCTTAAATCCATCTGCCAAATCTGAGAACTTGAAATTGCCGATACTAAAACCTGCCAACTTATTACTCAACCACTCAAATGCTTGCCCTACAGCGTCTACAATAGGTTTAAGGAATGAGAATGAGAATTGGACTTTATCCAGTTTATCAGCGTATTCTCCAAGTGAAGGCCATGTCTTACGAACGACATTGCCCAATGATTGGAAGGAGAATGTAGAGTTTTCCAACCATTTTGACAATCCGGCACTTCCTTTAGAGATAGACTCGAAAGGGTTAGAAGCAAAGCTAGCAAGACCGGATTTAATCTTACTAGTGTCAGGCATATCAAACTTAAGTCCTTTAAACATGCCTGTAATGTTGCTAGGGATTAGAGAACCCCAGTTAAGGTTCTTGTTAAAGTCTTTCCAGCTACGGATTTGTCCGTTAATGACACCATCCATATTCGCGTTAAACTGAGCCCAGAAAGTCTTGTAGTTGGTTTTCATAGTTCCGGAGAACGTATTCCAGTCGCTACTCATCTTATTCAGATTCTGACGTAGTTTATTCCCGAACTGTCCAGCAGAGCTACTCATATTATTGGTCGCTTTGTTGAAATCAGAGAAACCAATAACGAAATCGCCCAGCATCTTACCGAATACTGGGAAGCGTTTCATTGCGGTACCTACACCGAACGCCCAGTCGTTGAAACCTTTATAGTTCTTATCAAGAGTATTGTTAAGAATCTTAAATGGACTCATGAAATGGGCGAAGAATGTTTTAATATTCTCCCTGGCCTCACGAACGCCGGGTATCAATAGTAAAACGGTTTCCCCAAACTTCTTAAGGAAATCGATTACTTTACCAATACCATTTGGAATGGAGTCGAATACACCCATCCAAACTTGAGCGAACTTACCAAGATATTCATTGACCTTATCCCAGAAACCATGAACAGCGTTCGCGACAGTATCAAACACCTTACCAGCTTTCTCAAAGTTGATAAACTTACCGATAACAGTCTCAATAGTTCGAATAACCGAGCTCACAACACTAGATAACATACCCAAGAACAATACAAAGTTCTTGAACATATGGTCTGGAATAAGGAGTTCAATAATCTTAAGTTTCGCACCTAACTCAGCGAGGATCCATTTGATTACGCCAAATACAGTCTGGAAGATTCGTTTAAATGCTTCAGACTCAGCGGTACCGATTTTAAGTTTTTCAGTTAAACCTTGGATTAGCCCAATAAGTTTTTGACCAAAAGAAATCGTATGATTGTCGCCAAATACCGTACGGAAAGCTTCTCCGATAGGCTTAATAATCAAGCTAAGAGAATTAAATGCAGTCTCCATGAGCTGGATAACTTTCTGACGACCGCCAAGATCTACAAAAGATTTAGCGAATTCTACAGCCTGATTGCCCGCTTTAGATAAGGCGTTTGCTGCTAAATTACCCCACTTAGTCCAGAAAGCAGTTACTTCTTCACTACCGGCTTGGCCAATAAGAGTTTCCCAGAAACGAGCCCAAACACTAGTTACCTGGTCGGCAACAGCTTCGGATACTTCTCCAAGTGTATGGAATTCTTCTGCCATCTTAGATAAAGTCTCATCGTTAGCCAATGTCTCCAATGACTTGATTAGGACTTCATTTGTCAACCAACCTTGTTGTAGTGAGTTACGGAACCCTTCAGACATATCAACGTCTTGACCTAGGGCTTGCGCTGTCTCCAGCAAGATATCCTTAAACCGCTGAGTCGCCATACCAGCATTTTCAACTGATACCCAGTTTTGAGTATTCATCTTACCCATTTGCAGAGCTTGTTGTACACCGAACTGTAATGACCGGTTAAATCCGTCAGTTGAAGCACCAGCAGATGCCGCCAAGTTACCCCAACCCTTAAGGGCCGTAGTTGACTCTTTAAGACCTACACCGGCGTTTACGAATTGTGCCAAAGACCCGTGCATTTGCTTAACCGAGTATTTGGTTGTTTCTGCATAGTGTTGCAGGTCATCGAGAGACTCTGTAATATTACCCATCTCAGACTTACCGAGTGCGGCAACCAGCATATTTACTGAGTTAATCTTATCTTCAAACTGTCCGAAACCTTGTTTAACTGGTGCGATAGCGTTCATAACACTACGACCAAGATTTGTAGCAATGGACAGACCGGCTTGAACCGCAGATGCCGCAATATTACCTAGTGCAACCGTAGCGATAGATTGTAGGAAACTAAAACCTTGTCCAGACTGTTCTACACGATCGCCCATTTCCTCAATGGCCTGAGCGGCCTGTTGTGTGCCACTAGATACAGGAGAAATAAATCCTAATACACTAGAGGCAAAGGTGCCGAACCCACCAGTAGTCCTGGTTAAAGAACCTGCTACTTTATCGAAAGCTCCGATAAACACATCGCCAATTTTAGGCGCCTTATCCATAAGCTCAATTAGAGACTTAGAGAGGTTCTTGGCAGATTTCTCGATATTGGTAAAAGTAGATTTACCATCAGATTTACTTAGGCCTTTGTCTAGAGCTTCAAGTGAACTCAAAGACTCCTTCAGACCTTTCTTGAACTGTTCGTTATCAATACCGAGTTTGATAAGACGTTCTTCAATTACTTGTCTACTCAACTATTTTTTCCACCTCCCTCATGACCTCTCTTGATATATCATCCACAATTGGCCCTACAAAATTGTTAGCAGGTACATAACCACCAGTACCGGTACCATGCCCATTAACAATTAAAACGACCAATGGTGTTCCATCCGATACTTTCTTTGAATTAGAATAGTATAAATTTAAACCATTTTGACTTTTTTCGACTTCCATGTCCCATGACGAAGCTGTACTACCTGAACGCTTAGGAGTCGTAGATATTAGCCGGCTAAGACCCCTAGAGCCAATCCCATTTAGTCTAGCTTCAGTCTTATGCATAGACTCAGCATTGGACAAAGAAGATTTAAGGTTAGATTTTCGGCGGACGGAAGTTACCTTTATTCGCATTTAATCTAGCCTCCTTCATTTGTTGTATCTTGGCTAGACGTTCTTGGTTAATACGGTCGTATTCAGCCAAGGTCTGCGCCTCTGTTTGTTTCTTCTTAGGAGAGTTGAGCTCACCTATTACATTAAGAAGAGTCAATAGTCTATGTAGGTTCCAGGTTTCACATTCAAACGGTATACGAGCATTGGCCATATAAGCGTATATTACTTCCGAGGTCATAATCATACCTTGTTTATTACCCTGGTCATTCTGCTTAATAGTTGTCGCTGTAGGATTGTCGTTCAGATACATGGATAGTTGAATTACAACATCTTCTGTTAAGTCCGAATAATCAATATCATCTTCACACATTAGAATAAAGTAGTCATAAAGCTCTCCAGTGGTCTTTTCTTCTCGAGTTAGAAAAGGCTTACGATAGATTGACTCCCATTCGGTTAGTGTTTTAAGACTATGTTCGAAATGTAACGTCTTCCCTGGTTTAATAAAGAACTGATTTGTCTCTTCGTTAAAGAACTCCCGATCAGGAGTATCTATAATCAACATAAATATACCTCCATCGAGATAAAAACAAAAGAGAGGCGTAATTTTTTACGCCAAACCTTTATTTCTTCTTGAGTTTAGAAACTTTCTCAGGAACAGTTCCTTTATTTGGGTCGCCAACCAAAGTGCCAAAGAATTTCTGAGTTTCTTTTCCGCCTTCAGCTACGTCTACCATCATGCTAACCATAAGCTCCGAATATGCCTCAGAGTTTACGAAGTCTTCCTGAAGCTTCTTATCTTTACGGAAAGTACGTCCGTCTTCTGATGAACGTTCACCGTATGCCAATTTAAGGACAGACTCAATAAAGTCAAAGATTTCATCCACGTCTTCACGAGCAGTCATCTCTTTAACATACTCATCCCAATCCTTTTTAGCACGTCCCATAATACGCAAAATTTCATCTTTACGCAAGTGGAACCAAAGTTCTTCTGTTACCTCTTTGCCATCAAGCAAGTTTGCGTACTTCACTGTTCTTGAAATCATTATCTATACTCCTTTTGAATTCATTTTGAAATTTTCAGTACCGACATGACCTTAGTCGTCCAACCCCTATCCCGTACTGATTAATTAGCTAGTTACCCTGCAGTAAGACCCAGGATTGTGAATACTTCTTCTGGTTTTGGAAGAGTAGCTTCGCCACTTTCGTCACCATAAAGTTTCTTCTCAAGATCTGCAAGTTTAGTTTTGTCAACAAGCGTGCTGTTGATTTCGATATGGGCAGTCGGTTTCATACCAGCTACAGAAGTTGGTACTGTATCGAAGTCCCATGAGAATTCCAGCGCATCTGGTGACTCGTTGATTGTTTGATATTCCTTACTTGATACACCAGCAGATGCAGAGTAAACCAAGTGAAGGATATAGCCGTGGTCAAGACCTTCAGTATCGTTACCAATACGAGTACGGTAAGAAAGACCGAAGTCTGAACGAGCTTGTCCTGATACAGTTACACCAGCAAGTGCTTTAGGTGTTCCACCAGTTGACATAGGTGAACGTTTACCTTGACATGCATTCCACTCTTGTGGATAAGTGTAAGCAGAGATTTGACCTTTGAAACGTTCTTCTGAACGCAAGTTAAGGTACTTCTTGTTGTTAGCATATTTCGCAGTAGACTCAGCGCCTTCTGGTGATTCTGATACTTTAGTCAGACCATTCCACGCAACACCTTTGTCATAAGTACCGTCAGATTTTTTCAGATAGAGGACACCTTGATCCACACCATTTTCAAATAAGCGTTTAGTATCCTCATCCCATTTAAGCATTACCATCTAGTAATTTCCTCCAATAAAATTAAGCTTCTGAGAATTCGCCAAACGCATTAATACGTTCACCGTTCTCAACATTACCACATGCAACATAGCGACGTTCGCCACTTTCTGCACCAACATATGAAAGCCAACGGTATCCGTCAGCGTCCATCCAAGAGTCATATACAAATGACATCTCAGGCGTATACAAAGCTACAATATCGCCTGTAAGGCTTGGAGTTTTGCGTACATTTAGACCTGCGACCTTAACCGTAAACTTACCAACTTCGTCGTGATTAACAACTTCGTCAGCAGGTGTGATTGGTTGAGGTGCGATAACAGGTTCTGGCTGAGGTGTATCTGAATATGGTGGATAGAACCATCCAACGATACCAGTGAAGTCACGAGTGTTGTAACGAGCAGGAGCACCTACATAGAGGGCGTCCCAGTTACCATCAATGTTTTGTTCAATAGTAGACATAGTATAGCCGTCAGAGTCTTCGATAACGAGACCTGTATGTCCATAACCATGTTCCGCTACCGCCATAACAAAGATAGCACCACGACGAGGATTAACCCCGACTGCATCATAAACAACTTCGTAACCTAGGCTAGCCGCAGAGTCGAGCAAGTCGATAGCGTTACCCCAAAGAATTTTACCGAAGTAAATTTGGGAGATACTGTTTGGTAGGTCTACACATTGTGTACCCCAAGAACCGTCAGCATCGGTACCAATACCTTGATCTGCTAAACCGCGAGCATATTGAATTACTTCATCAACTGTTGCCAAATTATATCTTCCTTTCTATTCGTAGATCACAAACACTTTGTGATAGAGACCGTTTACTTTATACTCAGTTCTGAAATCCGAATACATGAAAGCGTTAGGGATTTTAGTAAATACTTCATCGGCTTCGCTCTTAGAAATATAGACGAGTTTATAATTAACCCGTGTGATATAATTCTTATTGTTAGCCTTCTGAGTATCGACATCTTCCCGTGTCACAATACATGCAGGGTATTTCAACTGAATATTTTCTGGTGGTGTAAAGTAAACATTAGGACAAATCTCATCTTTTATCTTAAGAAGTACTTGTTCTCTTGTTTTCATTCTTTCACCTTAACCAATTCTTCATAGAAAGACTTAAAGTCCTTAAACTCTGTACCAGTCCAAACTTGAATATCGCCATCTTTAAAGACTAGTGCATATTTACTCAGAGAGTTTTCCAACCCTTCTTGATAATCCTGTAGTCCAAGCTTAGATAAAGCTTCGAGTTTTAATTCATTTTGACTTTTTTGAGTAGCAGAAGTAACAACCTCAGCTAAACGTTCTTTGAGTTCGGAAATCTCCATGTCCTCAATAGTCAAAACCACACGAGGCGGATACGGACGAATACTTCCGACTTTGTAATAAGATCCCATATACAAGATATGAGAAATCCTATTCACACGGTCGGTTGAATCGTTCATTAGTGAAACGTCGAACTTCAACTCAGTCTTAGTGTTTTGGTTGATTGAGCTTCGGTCTTCTACGTTAAAAGATTTAGAAGAAATCTTAGCGGTTATAAGGGGTGATACCGTATATTTATACTCATGCACCCCTACGCTAATTTCTTCAGGCTCTTTAGAACGGAAGATAAGTCGAATTCCAGCTTTTGTCATTGTATTACCTTCCTATCTACCAGCCGCGCTTATTCAGCTTTCTTTGGTTTCTTTGGTTTTGGAGCTGTTTCAACTGTTCCGAGTTTCTTCTCTTCTTCAGTCATATCAGCATTGTTTACAGCTGCATCATAATCTACAGCCTTAGCGCCAATACCTTTCACTTCAGTTGGGTCAGTTTGAACTGTCCAAGTTGGTTTAGTCTTAAGACCAGTAGAATCAAAGTTCACAGCAGTTTCCTCAGTTGCTTCTGGATCAGTTACCTTAACAACGATAAATGATTTAGGAGTAACGATAGCGCCAGACAGACGAGCATGCATCAAGTATTTATGTTGCATGAAGTCGATATCAAAGCTATCGAATGTAGCGATTTGTCCATTTGGAGACATACCGAATTGGTAGTCAGCCAAGTTACCGATTACGAATGTTCCTTGAGGAAGCGCACGGTATTCTACTACGTCTTCACACATAAAATAAGCTGCGATGTTAGCATTACCAGGTACTTGGTTGTTGTCCATTGATGGCGCATACAAGTAACGCCCATTACCATCTTTCAACGTCTTCAACTTAGCCAAGTCAAATGGGTTGATGTAAAGTGATGGTTTACCAGAACCTTGGTATGCTGGGAACGCTTTCTTAATAACGTCATCAACTGCAGTCTTGAATGTAGCAGATGTGATGTTGATTGTGAACAATGGGTGGTCCTTAAGGATCGGGCGAATATGAAGTTCGCTAATCTTTTCAGGGTTACGTTTACCAGTAGAAAGAGTCAAGTCACGGCCATCTGAAAGGAAAGCAGCTTTAACAATTTCTTCTTTGAATTTAGCAGTTTGAACTTGTTGGATAAAGTTTACAGCCGCAAATCCACCATCTTGCAAGTCAATCAAGTCATCATGGTCGATTGTTTCGCGACGGTGAATAGAGCCGGGAGTAGTTTCACGGAAGTAAACTTCTTCGATAGAGTCCAGAGTTTGGTTACCTTTGATGTAGCCACGAGCACGAGCTTCATCTTCGGTCAAGTTAGCGAATAAATTCTTAACGCGTGGAAGTGGTGATTTACCAAATTGACCCATGATCTTATCGATGTTTAATCCACTTGGGTTGTAAACATTCAGTCCACCATTAGTAGCTGGTTGCGGGAACAGAGTTTCCATACCAACCAAACCGTGTTGGATAGAGTCTTCACCCAATACACCATTGGCACGCAATACACCTGCGAGAGTAGAAGCGTTGCCGGAAATTGCGCTATGTAACAGAGTGTCAAGTTCCTTGTGATCTACAGCTGCAGCGCCTTGGAATTGGTTATGTTTCAAAATATCTTCTCCTTCAAAAATTGAATGTGACACGGACTCTCCTGCATCTGCAGAATCATCTCCTTCAGAATAACCGTCTTCAGACTCAAATCCATCTTCATCGGAATCATAATCAGAGTCATCATCTTCTTCATCGAAATCAGTGTCTTCATCAAGACCGTTGATTTCTAATTCATTTTGAGCTTCTTCATCTTCCTCAGCATCAACAGCTTCGGCGATGTCTTCCACAACACCGTTGACCAATGTTGCTAATTCTTCATCAGTAAGCCCTTCTAAAAGTTCTTCGTATGAACGAGACATCCGTCCCTCCTTTTCTTCGTCGACCTCTTCATCAGAATCGTCTGAGTGAAGAAGAACCTGCGTGAGACCAGTATAGATGGTCGCACGATCGCTTTCATACTCTTCAGTCCCGTAAGCGCTATGGAGCATAACATGTTCAATAACAGCACCAGGGTTTGCACCCTTAAGAACTAGACTTACTTCATAGATTTCTCCATGGATAACGTCATTACCGTTCTTACGGATTCCGCGAGCCCCAATAGACATAGCGTTTAAATCACCATGTTTAAGGAGTGTGCGAGTATCCTGAGCGTGGTCTGTATCATTAAGATAACCATACCCATAAACACCCTCATC